AAGAGCGCCTAAATCGACACCTAATACTAATGTAAATTGAACTCCAGTTGCCACTGCTGGCAAAGTGAAAGTTTTATCGGCAGCTGTCATAATATGAACGCCTCCAACATCTTGAACAGCATTCAATGTAACATCGGCTGCATGATATTCAACATGGTTTGGTGAAACTACTGTTTCGTTTAAAAAAGCAGAACTATTTTCATTTAATACATCACTTCTCATAATTATGCTCCTTCTATGTTAAACAACGCATGTGTTTCAGGAAGAGAGACTTCAAGACCTGCTTCTGTAAGAATCATATCTTTTCGTAAATCTTCATCTGCTTGTTGCACATTTGTTGTGATTGAAGTGTCACGATTAACACCGTTACCAACAAGTGGTCGATAAGACACATGGTCTAAATCAACTAAAGCCATAAATGTAGAAGCTAAACCTCTAAATAAAGGTTCTTTCACAAGCGATAAATCACCGTGAATTGTTTCTATTTTCATGATTTTATGACCAAATGTTCCATTAGAACGCTCAAACATATATCGTCCTGGATTATCCTCAGTTCCTCCAAAAGAGTCATCTACAAAAGAACTTCCGCCTATTTTATTAAATAGAGATATTACAGGAAGACTACATAAAGCTAGCTTAGATGATGAACCACCTCTTGCAGGGTCAAAAACAACCTCTAAATCAGAAAGGAAGTTATCATATGTCATTGCGCCTGAAGCTATTGATTTATGATAAGCATTTCCTTCTGAATAAGATAATTGAGTTGAATCTACTGTAGGAGTTCCACCTTCAGCGATAATATGACCAACAATTCCTTCGGTATATTGAACACCACCAACTGAAGCTCTTTGACCAAATAACATTGCTCTTTCAATATCGATTTTATGTTCTCTTAATTTAAGATTCCATAATCTTGCCCATTCATCAGAATAACCTCGATATACAGTTGCTCTAGCAGTATTAGTCATTTCACAAGCTGTCTTAAAGATTTGAGTAAACCCATAATTATGGTCTAGCTCTTGTGACCATACATCTGGAGCTCCTGAGCCCTCTGCATATGCAGTTCCAATTACTTGACAGTTAACAGCAGTACTAGAGCCATTAATACTTACGGCACTTGTACTATTTTCTCTTAACCATCGAACTTCTATTTCAGTAGCTGAATTAACTTTTGTAATTACACATGTTGCTGCATTAGTTCCTTCACCCATATCTGAGATAGTAGATGAAACCATAACAACCATACCTTTAATAAGCCATGGAGAAGAAGATATAGTCATTGTATCTGGAGTATCTTCAGCTATTGCACCAAGGTTACTAGAAGTTGTAAACGTTCTATCAGTAATCGCAATTTTAGTTCTATCTTCCAAAAATCGGAATTGCGAATCCGATGTTGGAACTTTCCCTACTTTTGACAAGTAAATAAAAAACGGCGACTCTTCTGGAGCCAACTCAGCAATTCTATCACTAAAATCGTATAATCTTCTCGATGCATTCGATAATGATAAACCTGTTTGCGACCCAGGAGTAGCGAATTTTACTTGTCCACTATTATAATTTGCCATTATAATCTCCTATTTGATTTTTATAAAACATTATTACGGCTACCAGCTTTCATGACACTATCCCACATTGAATCTTCATCAGACTTTGGACCTTTAGGACGCTCTCCTTGAAGAACACCTGTAGGCTGAGGCTGTTGTTGTACATCACGTACTTTATCAAGTGGGTTTTCACCATGACTCTCTGCTGGAGCCTGCGATACAGCTCTCCACATTTTAATAACATTCTCTAAACCATATTCAGAAGGATGTTTATCAGCAAAATCCATAAAAGAACCAATTTCATCAGCTGTCATCCCTTGAGCTGCTAACTGTGATTGTAATTGACTTCTACCTGTTTGTTGACGTATTCCATCAGTTGCTTGGTTTACAGCATTATCAATGGTTTGCTGCATTTCTTGCATCCTATATTTATAAGATGCAGATGTTGGGTCATTATAGGCTTCCCATGGGTCAAATTCATCTGGCTTTAACGTTGCTTGAGGTTTAGATTGTTCTGGTTGACCACCTGCCTGATTTGCAATTGCTTGCACAACATCAGGACGTGATTCCAAAAATTTACCAACTTCTTCGTATTGTTTTAGCTTTTGATTTTCCGCAGCAAGTTTATCCTTTTCAGATTGGAAGTACTTTGCTTGTTCTTCCCAATTGTTAGAACTCTCCTGCGTATCAACCTGTTCATCTTGCCCTATAGAATCATTGGTTTGTCCCATATCTTCATTAAATGGAACTCCAAATTCATCTACGTTTTGATTTTGATTATCTGTCATTATAATCTCCTTTTGCTATTTCTTGTCACCTTTTTGAGTTTGACTACGTTTCTCTGCCTCGGTGGCTAAACGTAATTTCTCGGATTCAAGTTTAACAGCGTTATGTAACTTTCCAACAGCAACTTTGCTATCAGCTTTAGAGCCTAATTCGTGCTCTTTAAGTTTTCCTTTAAATTTCTCAACTTCAGCTTGCTTGCGTAAATTGACAGACTCTCTATCTCTAGTTTGCAAGTCGCCTGATAATTTTTTAATTTGCTCTTGAGCACCTGCTAATTGTTGTTGTAATTGTTGTACGACATCCATTCTTTGCAATACTCCCGATTTATCAAATATTTCCGTTTTCTTAAGAGCTTCTTGTCTATCAATAAGACCAGCTTGATATGCTTCCATGTATATGTTCCATTCACCCCATTTGTTTGAAGGCATTGTTGAGTTTCCTATAACTCTTATATCAAATTGGCCAACAGATATATCGTTTTCAATATTCATTAATTCTTTAGTTTTATCATCATACAATCTTTTATTTATTGTATATTCATCAATATCATTATTTGGTTGTGCAATTCTAAA